ATTGCTCCACCAGAATAGGCCGAAGGGCGTCACGACGATGGACCGATGCGAGGCACATCCGACTTCCGTGTTGGAATGCGTGATGCTCATGCCGTTTTCATCGGTTCCGGTGATGTGGTGAAAGCTATTCTCACAGAACATGATCAGCGACCGCCCGTACCAGACGAGTCCCGTGATGTCGTCATTGACGATGATTTCGTTGATGGCGGGCCAGGAAGCTGAGTTCTCTACCGCAGACCACCGCAGATGTCCCGTGTCGTGGCCGCCCCCAAAGAGGAAACGGTTGTAACTGCTGATGTATTTGAAATTCGGAGGACTGCCTCCAACATCCGCCCAGCTTGACCCATCGGTTGTGCGCCGCTCCTCCGCCCCGTTGACAAAGACATCCAGCATCCCAAGGCTGGCATCATCAAAGGATGCCCAATCGGGGGCTGTCTTTGATGTCAAGCTGGCATCCAAGCTCGTCCCAGAAAGGCTCCTGATGGTCGTGAGCGTGGTGAAGTAATCCGCATTCTTTCCGCAGAAGACCGAACTAATTGCCTCAGACATCTGGGAGCTTTTCTTTACGATGCCCTCGCGCTTGATCAGCACACCCGATTGATGAATGTCGGGAAGCAGATTCCTCACATCCGAGAGTTCGTTGTCCGCAATCATTTCATCCACCAGAGAGTTGTTCAGACCGCCTCGCAGATCCAGCATACGGCTCCGGTATTCCTGTTCAAGAGATGCAATACCAAGTGCCATTATGCAGCCGCCTGTGTGAAGTTCGCAGTTCCAACAAACTCTCGCATCAATTCTTTTTCCTTCGCCAAATATCGATCATAAGCCGGATCATCCACCCGAAGGAGTTCCAGCACCGGCTCCAAGACCCACAGATAATGAAACTTGTAATCGCCATCCGGATATTCCGTCGAGGTGTCCGATCCCGGCATGACCGCTGGCAACCGATAGTAGGTCAGTTCCATTGACGGCGTAACACCTGATGCCACGCCGGGAAGAAGTTTTCCCTGTCGCTGCCAGTTCGATCCGCCGTACCCCAGCATCTCAACCGCTTCCGTTCTGCCGGCAGGGCGCATCTCGAATCGTCGGTAGCGTTCCTTGGCCGAACGGGAGATAGGGTAAATCCAGTTCTCTTCGGTCTTGTCCCAGAGAGAAATAAACTGATCCAGGTCATCGGGAAACTCGACGGTGGCGGATGCAGCCGACACGACAAAATTACCCGAACCCGAAGAACCCGTCGATGAAGCTGTCGATCTCCACATATCATGCCGCACAACGCCCGTGCGCGAGAGCTTGCCTTCCGCTCGAAGCGTATCCGATCCTCGCTGAACAACTTTCTGAGCGGTCATATTGATCTTGCGAATCAGGTTCGCTTCAGTCTCCCAAGGCGCATTAACGCTAGAGTCATATCCCGTGATATGCAGGATCTCGGTAATAATCTGTGCCAAGGTCAGGCGTTGAACAGCGATGACGAAACTCCTCAGTACATTTTTGAAACGGATATGGTCTTGACCTTCCGTTTAGTATTTTTCTTTTTCTTGTTGTTCTTTTTCTTGTTGTTCTTTTTCTTTGTAGGTTTAGCGTAAGGGCCACGGCCTTCCGCATAGACATGACCAAAGTATTTCTTTCCTGCCATTTAAGTTCCTCCCAAATAAACTTTCAAAATCATGACATTGCTGCTGTCGGTATTGGCGACGACCAGAGAAGTCTCAGCGCAGTTCCACAGCACGACAATTCCACCGGCCTTGTAAGCCTGGGATGCCCCGACACTTGTTGCGTTAAAAGTAAAGGTTCGATCACCTGTGATGACGATAGCCGATGCGGTTGTGACTCCATCGAAGTTGACGGTCTGGCTGCCGGAAGCCGCTACCTCGTACTCCTTCAAGCCACCGGAGTCCTCATCGATTCCCAGAGCGGACAGGAACAGATCAAGGGTGGACCCTCCCACCCTGATATTTGGATCGAACTGAATCGTTTTGCCCATTAGCTGGAATTCCTCATAAGCTGATATTGATTTCTACTATTGAACCGGGACAGCTTGGGCCGCAGTTGATAGCTCTTGCTTCTGGCCTGGGCGACCGAGAGAGCCGACTGCGCCCGAGATGCCTTGACCTCATGCCGATTGGCACGGTCATCATCTTCAAGCCCCTCGTAGACCCGTGCCAGGATTCGGTGTTCTAAGACCGATGAATTATCCGGAACGGGTAAAAGCGTGTCCTGGTTATCGAAAGTCCAGTCAGTAGGGACGTACATCCCGTTGATGGTGTAATGCGATGAACTGTTGCTGTCAGGGGGAGGTGAAAGAACGAGTTCGCGCTGGCCCGTACTTCGGGTCCGGATAGCATACCGCGCTGGTTTGCCGTTGGATTCCGCTGTCAGGTCACGGGTGTGAAGGCGGGCCTGATCTTCAAACTCCAGAGGGGATTCGTTACTGCCGTCATCTAGGGTGATGGTGAAGATCTTCCCGCTTCGATCAGAACCTCTGGCGAAGTTCAGGCCGAAATCATCGGGAAGCAGATAGGCTCTTTTACCTGTGTAGGTCTGAATGATTTTGGGAAGATAACGAGCGGCCCAATCCCATTGAAACTCACCCGAGAGGTATTGGCACTCAATGGAGAGAATGTCCAGCAACTCCCAGCGGTCGATTGCCAACAGGCGCGTGAAGGGATCGCGGAGCTGGTCATCAAGCCTGTCGAGATATTGCCGGACTAGCAAGTGGCTCAACCCTCCTTGGTTGTGAATCTACTTTTTGCGGCTTCAATGAGAAATATCCACGACAGTTATTCCGCAAGGTTTTGCTAACGTGCTTCTTGAGATCAGCGACACGGTTGATTTTCTGATTCCAGTAATCCTCCGCCTTCGCAATATGATTTTTGCAAAACACATCCTGCACATCGTCGGTCGTTAAAATGTAAGTCATGCCGGGATTGGAACCGAGCCATTTGGCCGAATTCCTGGCGGAATTTTCAATTTCCAATTCACTGAGCTGACGCTCACAGGCATTGCAAAAAATTTTAATCATGAGTTTTATTTGCTTCCACTAGATCATCGAGTTCCAATTTCTGATCTGTTTTCCTGGCTCGAAACAAAGCCGACTCAAGAGAGTTTGCTTCTACGGGAATATCGCAATTGAGGCGGGCAGATTTAAAGGTATAAATTCGCCGGTCAAGATAAATGGTCGGAACAGGCTGAGTTATCATTCCCCGACACACTATATTTCCTCAACGATATTCGCCGTAACTTCCCAGGTGAAGGTCTGGTTGGCATCACCGGAATCAACGACGACAACTCGCACCCTTAGATAAGGACCGATTGGCCCCTGAACGACACCCGCAGAAATGTCATCCGTCTTGGGAATGTGCATCTCGGATTCCGGCGTCTGACCGTCACGCTGCCAGATGGCGATGTGCTGAATCGGCTCCGTTGCGTTCCCGGCCACCTGGGTAAAATGAACGAAGTCATCCCAGATGATCGTTTCAGCGGAAGTGGCATTGGGGGATCTCACCCCACTTTGCAGATAAACGTCAAAAGTATCACTGGAGTCGGTGGCGGCATTCGTCACATTCAAGATAAACCTGCCCGCTTTCCAAGTATGATTGGGGAAAAACGGACCCCCCGTTCCACGGTCAGGCACATTGATGTTGACGTTCTCAGTGGCGGTCGTTGTGCGGGATTCAATTAGTGTGGTAGTAGACAAGGATCACCTCCTACGCACTCACAGCTTCCTGCTTTCGGAAGTCAGTTTCGACAACGGAACGATGGATCTCGCAAAACGCGGTGAACTTATCAATGGATTTATTGCCGCAGATCCGGCATTCCTTATGATACTTACCGGCTGAGATTTCGCTTTTCAGGGGTTCATGGTCAGGCCAGATTTCATCATACTTCGACTGGGAGGTATTGGGCATGGGAAACTGGACAGGAGCATGGTTCTCATGCAATGGCACCTGATGACCCGAGCGAAGCTGTTCCAGTGATCCTGCGCCTGGACGAAATTCCTCATCACCATCTGAAGCGGCAAGCCGAAGGTAAAGATCTTTGAGTTCCAGCGAAGCTCCGTAGTTGTCTTTTGCGACAACCAACTTACCTTTGTTGTCCAGATTGTTGCGCTTCCAGGTGTTCTCATGACGGAGATGCTGGTCCGTCGAACCATCCGTATTGTCCTGCATCTGGTGGACGCTTGGAATCGGAGGAATGTTCAGGGACTTGGAGCCATGAGTGATGGCTTCTTCCAACTGCCTGACCCGAGCTTGAAGCATTTTTCTTTCCTTGGGTTCCACCGGAGGCGGAGTGATGGCATCCAGTTTCTTTTTGTCATGCCCAAGCCTTTTTTGCTGCTCCTCCCAATTATGCCGACCTGCGGATTTGGCAAGCGGATTGATGGTGGGATCGAGTTCGTTTTCCTTTTCCTTGATCCGATCCTGCATCCTTCGGCGCACAGAAAAAGGCTGATATTTCTGGGGCATAGAACAAATTCCTCCTCTCCGGAATAAAAGGATGCGAGGGGCCTTTCAACCCCCCGCAAAACCAACACTAAGAATCAGTCAGCAGAAGCCGTCTGGTTCCATTGGAGTCCGCGCTGGGTATCAGCGTTCACAACATAAATCGGATCAAAGAAATGCAGATCCGTTGTGACTCCGATGGCCTCGGTGATATTGCTGGCATCATCCTGTAATCGGATGTAGATGTTGGGGCCAATTTGACCCGTATCAGTCGAAACTCCGGTAAACGCAATATCGTCGGCATTCCGCGTTCTGATATAACCATCATGGATGGTGATGTTTGTGTTAGCCGTAGTGACGCCCTCAATCGCAGCGGTGCCAAAATTCCCGTCCATCCAGAAATTTCTCAGCGTGTAGTAATCAGCTCCCGTGAGTTGGATACCTGATTCCCCGCCTGCGGCTGCCGCCCCTGCGTGTTTCCACCCGTCCATCGTGCAACGATCTCCGGTGATAATGACAACATCCGTAGCCTGACCCGTGACATCCCGATACTCACACCCGATCAGGGCGAAGTCATCGGAGTTGACATCAATGGGTCCGGTGAGAGCATCAATCCCTCCTGTGAACAGGAAGTTGAACATGATGATATCTGCCGCATCCACATCCATGTCCGCGCCAACGACTGTCGTGAAATCAATCGTTGGCCTGACATCTCCGTGGCCCATGCCGATATAGGTCACGCCAGCAACATCCAGATCAAGACCTCCTGCCGCAGTGACGCTTTCCGTATGCCCGGGGAGGACATACACGACATCACCGTTGTTGGCGGTGCATTGACCCGTGGCGTAATCTATTGAGGCAAACGGGGTATTGGGACTCTTGCCGCTCGTTCCAACATCATCAATCCCGGAGCCGCTGTCCACGAAGAAGACATTCCCGAAGGTATGTCCAATCGACATGGCGTTGTACGACAGAGAAGACGGGCCTATTCCGAAAGTGCCGGATTGAAGCGGAATGCCGGTTAGTTTAGCCGTTGTTGGCATATCTCTACCTCCTTCCTTAGCTTACGGAATGACCAATAATACCTTGCCAGAACAACCATCCATATCCATACCGTTCCCAACCTCGACCCTTGAAGTTGAACTGATCGAAACTTTCCATGCGGTCGGTTTCCAATCCATCTCGGGTGTACCACAGCAGGGATCGTTTGCACAGATCCTTGTTAATGGTGAAGAAGTTGTTGGTATCGGTCAGGCGAACGCTTGAGATGACCTGATAGCGTCCGGCCTGGACGTTCACATCCCCGGCAGCAGTATCCAGTCCCACGCGAGTCTGAGTGATTTTCAGAGCCTCATCATCCAGCTCGGCAGGAACAAACACGCAATCCGGTACTCGGTCGATACGAATGCCCTGGAAGTTCTTGGACAACCTCATGGTGTACCGATCAGCGGCTAACGCCGTTGCCGATAGAGCTGAAGTCGAAAGGTTGTCGTATCCACTTGAAGTGCTGACTCCGCTCACCGGAGTGGTGTGCGAATTCGAGCAAAGAGCCACATTCTCCGTATGGTTGAATGTGTCCAGGGGATTTGCCGTAAAGGCTTGATTGAACATATCTGAAGCATCGTCCTGTTTAGTCTCCCAGAACGAATTCCGGAAGCCTTCAAAGATTCGCTGAATTTGGTCGTGCTGATCGTCATCCCAAAGGTGACGGGTGATCTGCACTCCAAACGCGTTGGTGATATGCGTAATGGTCACATCGTATCCCTGGTCGGGATCTTTGTAAGTCAAAGAACCTGTGAACCGGGGAGCTTTCGGCAGCCCACTGATGGAAGTCAGCCGTTCTTCGGGACGAGTCGAACTCAACTCTTGATAAAGAGTCGAAACTAAATTGAGTCCTTCTCCCTCGAAGACTTCGCCTTCCGGGAACATATCACTGAAGACAGGATCTAATGCATCAGGAAAATCGCCAGTTGAAGCCATAATTTATTCTCCTTATGCAACGGACATGAAAGCATGGTCAATAAAAGAGGCCACAACTTCCACGCTCGGGTTACTGGTTGAATCAATCCGAGCAATAAGATTGCGGGATCGATTAGGTGAAATGGGGGAACCTTCAATTTGCCGTCCGCCACACCATACTTCATGAATCACGGCATGACCAGAATCCGGCAAATCAACACCTGCAACTCCACCACCCATGAACTCAGTGAACGCAGTCACAAGTTCGATGCCCTGCAAGAACGGGGCAAAGGTGCGGAGGAAGGTATCTCCCGTAGCAATAGCACTATCAAACGGATCATCCAGGGTCGTTGACGTATTGTCGGTGTGTGAATCGATGACCCGGACATGACCGGCATTGTTGCCCGTTAGTCCAATAGCGTAACCACCAGCAAATTCAGACGTTCCGACTCCGGCATCCGTAATAACGGTGCCGCCGCTGGAAGCTGATTCGGCTGTAAGGATATTGCCGTTCGCAGTTGAAGCGTTGACCCAATCCCCACCGGCAGTAGTCGTGCCTGAGACACGCCCACGAATGAGCTGGTAAGGATCTTTGGTGACTAGACCAATCACGCCACCGGAGCCTTGGGTTGTCGTATACGTTAAGTCCTGGGAGAGCAGAATGCCAACGGCCTCTGTGTAATCATTGACCGAAGCAGGATCACCAATCGAGCCATTACCAGCCAATCCGGCGTAGCAAATGACTTGATCGTGTACAACGCTATCACCGATGTAATAGCGGCCTGTCTGCATTTCTGCCAGCCCAGTCAGTGAACCAGCATATTTCATGTTAAGAAACTCCTTTTACGATTGTTCTCGGGTCAATGCGTGTCCGAAGCTGTAGGTACGCTTCTTCAGGATAGAAGGGGGTGAGTCTTGCGAGATGCGCGGTGCATCCATCGCAGGTTCCTCGATTCGCTCCCAATGGGTGTCCATCAGGGCGAAAACCATGAGCCTTCCACCAGTCAGAGTAATGACGGGTACAGACAGCGCAAAGCCTTACCGTTTCTCTTTGGGCAACGAAATCATCCATCCACACAGCTCCCTGAACACGTTCAGGTTTGAACACTTCGCCCATCTGCCTGGATTTTCTATCCGCTTCAAAGATAGCTTTGCGGCGTTCTGCGATGGTTCTGGGAAGAACCTTTCGGACGGGTATACGCCCCACACCTGGGACATTGACCGCAGTTCGATAGTGATTTTGATGAACGCGATTCGTCATAAGCATTCAAAGCAAACAAGCCTCTCACCAATCCCTCTCTTGCAGATGCTTGCTCGTCTGAATGACAAACGAACGCGCTAATGACCTCTCGCGCTACAACTTAACAGAAACAGTCTGACATTTTTTTTTAATATCGTCGTCGTCGGCCCCAGGTGATCTTGGCTCCGGAGTTCCATTCCGGGGAAAAACATCGGGCGCAGCCGCCGCTATCCACCTCGTAGGCTTGTTCTGAAACACCTGAGATCGTGTTGGACTGAGCGATATATTCATGACCGGAGGACCGCTGGTTGGGATCATTGGGAAACCCACAGGCCGAACAGCGAATCAAATCCTGCTTGTCGGAATAACCGCGCCTTGTCACTACCCCGGACCTCCCTTGCCCACGGAAGCGGCAGATTCGATCATATCCTGAGTGGTGACGAACCTCCCCGTTTTCTCCCGAACCCGCCGAACATTGGCTGGCAACTTGCCGTAGTAACGCTGATAGGCTTCATCGTCAGTCATCTCGCCCTTTTTCATGTAGAGCTTGGCCGTTTTCTTTTCCCCATCGGATAAAAGCGAAGAAGCGGATTGGCCGCCAACCGGAGTCCTTGAAGTCGCAGGAGGAGTGCCAGACCCGGAAGGCTCCACAAAAGTTCCTCCCGTGGCGGCGGGTTGAGGTGCGGGCGTACCCGCTTGAGCGGTGCCGCGCTGCATGACCGCATACTGCGCTTCTTTGAGCAGGTGGGGATTCAGGGGTCCGCCGTTCCAGGCAATTTCATCTTTCGGGATATGATTCATGAACTGTCCCTGCTGATGAGCCTGATACAGCGACACATAAGCGTTCCAGACCTCGTTGCTGAAAGCATCTTCCGTATTGGGCGCACCGTTGGTGGTCAGGGCGTTCCAGTTGATTAAAGCCGAAGATTGCGACATCCGGGCAGATTTCTGAGTTTCGACAGTTCTTCTCTCGTCGGTCGCCTCCTGGCCCCGCTTAAAGCCCCGCTCTTCCACTTCTTTGAGCGTCTGACCCACAGCCGAAGCATCGTTATCGACGACACCGTCGATGAGTCCCTTGGCTATGTCCTCGACTGATCTGAACCCATCCGCGTTATCTCCATTGGGTTGCTGCATCTGCTGAAGATTCATCTGGAGCTGCTGATTTTGCATCAGCAGATTTTGTTTCTCCGCTCTATCCTGCTGGGCCGCCCTGGACGAATCCGAGTAATTCTTATTGAGCGTCTGATTTTGCTGGTAAAGATGCTGGTTTTGCTGCTGGAGATCCTCGTAAGAGGGGGGTTCAGGCTGGGATTCACCAACACCAGTCCCGGCTGGAGTGTTCCCGCCTTCAGGCTTGCCATCCAGAGGATTTGTTCCTTCAGGTTGTGGGCTTGCGTCCGTTACCGTTTCAGCCATAGTTCATCCTTTCTTCCAAATTTACCGAAAACCTCCAGGTGAGAGGTAGACTCCTTTCGGATTTCGGTCTTTTAGATGCGCCGTAAACCGCCCCTCTCAGAGATTTATCGACTTCATGGCATTTGCCTTTTCATCGATAAAACGCATGACACTCACAGCACAGTTGAGTATCGACCATTTTCAAACGATCACCGCATTGATCGCACAAAACTTTAGATAGGACTCGATCCCGTCCGTCCTCGGAACGAATCTCCGCTAAAGTTTCGGTGTATCTTTTCCTTCTGTGTGCTGGGCTGGCGTGTTCGCTCCTCTGGGAACGCCGCCTTCCTTGCAACTCTCGAACATAATTGAATACCTTCATAGATTCCTGAATGCCGGACAGCCTCCGGCGTACCAGCGACTTTGCGGCAAACCAGAAGATGCCGAATTGCTTCGCGCCCCCATACCTTCTTGACTATAACATCCCAGCCGGGATGTGTGACAACGCCCTTAACTTGAGCCATCTCATCACCCGTGAGTTCCAGATCATCCAGAACATCCCGAATGAGGTCCGGCTCGGAAGCTAACTGAGATTTTTGAGCAAGTTTCTTGATATCCATCATCAAGTATTGGAAAGATTGGCCCCTTCATCTTCAGCATCCAGTACGGGTTCTCCTTCGGGCCTTCCCTGCTGCGCCCTGAAGAGATCCTGCAAGGAACCGGAGACAGGCATCCCGCCAGCAACATTGCCGTTCCCCGGAGCCGGAGCCTGACCTGGAGGAATTCCCGGTGCTTGAGGAGCAACTCCCCCTTGAGGAGCGGCTCCGCCTTGAGGCATTCCCGGCATCACTTCAATCGGCTGCGGTGCGGGCCAGATTTCATCGAAGTTGTCCTTGCCGTGGGACTCCCACAAATCCTTCGCCAAAGGTCTGAGGATGTTGGGATCGCCGCCATTGGCGGAAACAATCGTCTGGCCCAGCATGGAGAACAACGCCTGGTTCGTTTGCTGCTCCGCCGTCCTGGACGGATTGAGAATGAACTCGAACTCAACAGGGGATTGAAAGACTTCGGGTTCGATATTGCGAGTCTCAAAGGCTTGGGTGTTGCGATTGAAGAACTCGAAGCTCACAGATTCTGTGAGGTTTCGAGCGTGAAGCTCATGGACATGACGGAATTCCTCTTTGTACGATTCGGTGAAATCCGCCGTCTTCCAGTCAAACGCCACTTGAGCGTTGGAGATCATTGCCAGCGTGGCTCGGGCCGTATCCGGGGCGTTGGGCCTGGTGGGAGAAACGCCTTTGGTGAAATCACTCACAGATCCCACCCGCTCGAACTGGGCCTGAACCATGTTGATGGCCGAGTACCAGAACCCCACATCACCCTGAAGACGGGGAGCATGGACCCCTCGGGGATCAGCGGTGGGGATCATGGCTCCCGGTTCCAGATAGAGATTCTCCGGAAGATCACCCATCGAATCAGGCGAAAAGAAAATCCACGGGAGATTTTGAAGAGTTCCGTAATCGACCATCTGGTTGAAGAAGGAATTCATGGCAAGGTTCAAGTTGAGAGTCGAAGCTGGGAGTCCTTCGCCGTACCAGGAGCGGGGAATGCGGTTGTAGCGCATATCCACATGAGGCCGTTTGCCGTCAGCCCGAACCCGATCCAGCGGAACCACTCGAACGATCCTGCGGATCTGAGGCAAGTAGGAGATCACCACCTCTTCTTCCCATCCATCCTCGTCCATGAACTTCTGTGTCTTGATCTCGTCGCCCTTGTATTCTTCGATCTTCCCGGCTCGGATCGCGTGTTTGATTTCAGCGGGCAAAGTGATGCGTAGATAGAATTCCAGCAACTCGACCTTCTTGAGATTGCGGGACGAGTTCACCCCCGTCACTTCCGCCACGGACGCTTCCTGCTCGGAAGCCGAGCGTTCGATTGCCAGGGAGTGCAGTTTCTCCAGATCCGGCAAGTCATAGCCCTGCCGCGTTCGAGAGAGGAGTTCCTGGATGGTCAGAAAATGCTGCTCGTAATACCAGGGGCAATCCGGCCATTGCATCGACGGCCCTGCGGATGGAGGAACAAAGATCTGCTCCAGCGAGGTGTTCTCGATCACAACCGAACGGGTTTCCTCGATATAAGTTTCTTCGCTGTAAGTCGTCACTTGCTCTCGAAGCGGGGAAGTCATGGGGCGGCCCAGAAATTCCTGCGCCATCTGGCCGATGCCCCGAGCTGGCCTTCCGCGCTTCGGCTTGGTTTCAGGAAAAAGTTTACGGCGAAGCATCTCGGAGCGGTCCACCCGATTCTTCATGATGGCCGTTCCGGAAACCAGGCAATCCCAGAGATAATCTCCACCAATGCGCCGGAAGGGAACCTGCTTGGTGTAGTAATGCTCTCCGTAATAAAACGACAGGTCTTCCGCCGCCTGGGAGTTCTCCTCGTTCAGCGCACGGACTTTGATGAAAGGGTTGTTGCTGAACATGGCGTCATGGAACTGGGCCAGCAGTCCATCGACTCCAACGCGGATCAAGGGCATGAACAGATTGCTTGACCCCGGCCAGGGGTCCATTTTGTTGTCCTGCTCGGGAATCATGAAGTAGGCATCGTTCCAATCCTTGTGATCCATAGCCCAGTTGGAACGGTGTTCTTCGGCAATCTGAACTTTCTTGTCCAGATCCAGAGCGAGTGATTTGAGATTTTCCGAGGAGAGGTTAATCTCGTTGACGAGGTTATCAGCCATTAAGCCACTTTAGCGGTGAAGGTCATCCCGCACTCACAACCAAACCACTGGCGGCCTAAATTGGAAGGTCTGCCGAGAGGAGTAGCCCGAGAGGCTTTGCATTTTTTGTTGAGTGAATCAATTTCATTATCAACGGAACAAACAAAAGACTGAATCTCAGGGCGCGGGGTTTTCCTGGCTGCCGCGACCTTGACTTTCTTCTTGGTTTTTGGAGGCATGAATTCTCCTTTTGGCAAGTCGTGTATTGCTATCGCAGAATAACTCACACTAAGTCTACACATGAACTACGACGAAAAAGATATTCAGTAGATTCTCAAGGGCTTATCATCGCGCCGTTTGCGCTGGCTGTAGCGGTAGGACCGAGAAGGCTTGGTGGTCGTTTGGTTGTAGGGCGAGTAAGGCTTGAGCCTGTCCGGGTAGGAATCGAATCCAACGACCACCAGCCAGAGCGCACTGACATGATCGTCATGATAGCCCGTTGCCGCTTCCGCTCTCCCGCCTTCGGTGATGTGGAAGTGAACCATCTCGCTGACCGTCTTTTCATCCTTCAGGACAATTGAGCGGTCGTTGAGCAAAGAGGCCAGCCGCCCCACCCACTGACGCCGGTTGAAGCCGTGCGTCCTGAACCCGATCCGCTTGCTGCGCCGCTTGGGATCTTCCTCGTCGTGTTCCCGGTAGAGCCGCTGCTTGTCGTACTTCTCCCCCATTTGAACGGCCACCAGCTTGCCCGTGGAGTTGTTCTCAATGACACACCAGGCTCCGTTGTAATACTCACAAAGCAGCGAGAGCGGTTCCACCAGGATGTCCTCGGAAATCTGCCCGTAGATTTTCGCCACCTGCACACCGCCCATCGTCCGGTCAAACACCTGGGCCACCGTGGAATCGGGATTCTTCGTTCCCGAAGGGATCAATCCTTCCGAGGTATCCACCCCGATGACATAGCTGTGGCCGGGGACAGGTTCCTCCCAGCGGTACACCTCTCCTTCAGGTTCCGGATGAAAGACGATCTTGCGCGACATCCGCGCCGCCGGAGCCAAGATCCCTCTCACGGGCTTATCCACGGGCATCGAGGAAAGGATTTCGACGTTGAACCTTGGACGACCGGAGTAAATGAACGCCACTTCAGGGGAGTACGGGTACTCCTGAAAGCGCACGTTCTTGTCATTGCGGCACTTGTGCTTGAGCAGCCAGCGGTAAGCGTTGAGCTGTTCCTCGCTCAAATGAAACTTCGCCTGAAGATCCTGCTCTTCAGGAGCCAGGGAATTAGAAAACCACTCCTTCTCCCCATCGTACTTGAACGAATTGGAGTATTGAGGATCATCGAAGACGGAGATGAAAAGCGGGATGTAGCCGTTCCAGTTCTCCCGGTTGAGAACCTCCACGGTGGGAATCGGCAGCTCGTTGGTTCCACCCCAGGTGATCTCACAGTTCTGCGCCGCCTCGTCCCACATCGGCTTGAAGAGCGGATCAAAGCCGTTGGCCGTGCATTCGACAATGATGCAGGTATCCGGCAGATGAGCAATCGACTGCCAGAGGGCCGTGGCTGTCTGAACGCCCTTGGGCCACTTGGCCGACTCTGAGGCGTGGAGAAACTGCGGCGTGAGGGCCGTTCCGGCATAGACGTTCCCGGCGGTCAAGACCTGCATATGCCCTTCCTGATCCTTGAACTTCAGTTCATTCACGTTGCACTTCGCCAAATCCGGCTTTTTCTCGGGGTAAGTGCGGTAGAACCGCTCGGAGATCTCGAATATCTTCTGGGTGGCGTCCTTATCGTGGGCAATCACCAGCGCATCAATGCCCCGCTTGAGTGCTTCCATGAGCATCAACGCCTCGACCAGCGTCGAGAGTCCCTCTTTACGGGCCTTGAGAATGATAATCCGGATGGGCATACGCCGTTCCTTCGCCCACAGGTACAGAGCCAGCAGTCTGCGCTGGGCGAACTTCAGCCCGCCGGTGGTCCCGCAAGTCTCGCAGTCCTCCCCCAGCGTATGGAGGTGGCCGCCCATGTCCTTGATCGTGAAGTTGCTCTCGAAAAAAGAGATCGATTCCTCGAGCTTCTCCTTGAAATCAGCGGAATTAGCACTGGATTCGGAGAAATCGGCGGAAGAGGGTTCAGCCATCAAAACACCGAAGGCACTACGATTTCGAGTTCAGGTTCCTGTGGAAGCGTGAATTTATGGCGGAAGTGGATGTTGGCGTTGCACACTGAACACTGGCGTATGCCGAGACTCAACGCCGGGATCTGCACCTCCAGCCCGTCCGGTAAGACCAGGGTAGGGAAATGAATCGTCTGAATGCTGTCTCGGAACGCCTTCTTCGGGTCCACGTTGCCGCAAGAGGGACACAGCACCAGAGGATCGTCCACATCATGCCCGTTCACCTTGCTCTCGCCAGCCGAC